CCTCTTCAACCTCAGTGCGCCTGGCCGAGGTCCCCAACCTCATTCGCGCCTGTTTCAATCGCCCGGCCCGGCAAGAACACGGCGAGGCACCACCCCTGGCATTCATATACCAGCCCCGGTTTTCACACCGTTGACAATACTCTCGCGCCTCGAAGTCGAAAGCGCCCGCACTTGGCTTCTCCCGTTCAACCTCATCGAGTGCAGTGTGTATCTCGGCAACCAGGGGGAACCCATAGCGGTCATCCCGGATTTCGATGATCCTCCTCACCGCCCGGCTGAAGGCCCATGTGGAAACGTTCTCGAGTTGACGGAAGTAGAACTGTCGTCTCTCCGCGCCCTGTTCCCCGAAGGCACTTTCCAGAGATTCAAAGTTGCGCCCGAATTCATCCCGCGTCATTTCTTCCCCTCTTTTATCCATTCTTCCATTGATTGACGCCCCTTCTTTGTCCCGCCGCGATCCTGAGTCCGGCTCAACCAGTTCACGATGAAGCGCCGCCAGTTCGACTTCTTTTTGGTGGGGTTTGCTTTTATCCACTCGACCATCCGGTTAAGTTCGATCTGAATATCACAGGCCGGATATGCGGCTCCCCATGCCTGTTTATCCTTGTCGGTTATCCCCCCCCATTCCCCCTCTTTAAGAGAAATAGACATAGAAGAAGATACAGAAGCAGAAGCAGAGACGTCCGGACGATCGCGGACGATGTCCGGACAACCCTTCTTTTCCCTCCTATAAAGTCTTTTTCTCTCGGCTTCAGCATCCCTTAAAGACATATCCCGGTAAATCACATAATTGATTATTTCGTACCCGCCATCGACACGACGGATACGCCGGCCATCATCGGCCAAGGACCGTGAATGTGGGTCAGGACCTTCCAGGCGTTCAAGGGCACCTTCAACCCGCGATTGGGGCAGATGACAGATTGACGACAAATATATTGCTGACACATAGGCGATGCCATTCGATTCACAGGCAGCCAGGAGGGTGATCCATATCTTGAAGGTGACGGCGGATTCGGCCATGATGGATGATTGCAGGATATGTTCGTCTAATTTAGTGAAGCCCAAGGAATTACCCCTTCGCCTGTTCTGGATTCATGATTTTTGCACCTTTGCTCAAGTTGTCTTTTTTCCAAAGTGGACGTAGATTTGAAAAGTGACAGGCAGCTGATAACTGCTTCGGATCTTCCAGGTTAAATGAAGCCAGCGGAATTATGTGATCGATATGCCACTTCCCGTGGTTTTGCCAAGACATCCCTGGGGAAAAAAGGCTTTCAATGTGAATTCGGAGCTCTTTGATAGAACAACCAAGTTCCTTAATATGAGACCCAACCTTCTTTGTGCCTTTTAACCTAAGGGAACCATTTAGTCTTGTTCGGAGGAGGCACGGAAGAAAGTTTTTTTTGTTATATGTCTTCCCATATGCAGCCTTTTCCTGCCTATGGGAATCGCGCCAACTGCTGTTATACGAGATCCTTTCTTCCCTATTGAGAAAATAGTATTGTCGAAAGTAATCCGACCTATCCTTCGGATGTGCTTTTCTATATGCGGCCATATATCCGGCAATCTCTTCCTTGTGCTTTTTCTTGTATTCGGCGACCATTTCTTTATTGGCGTGATACCACCGTAGGCCAGCCGCTCGTTTCCGAAAAAGTCGCCCTTGATAAGAGGGGCCGGGCGCGTTGAAAGGAGGGTGGGGGGATAACCCAAAGAAAAGACCGGCCCGGCCCCGTGTGTTCATGCTTTCTTGGCCCACTTCTGACACATCTTCATGTGGCCCTTGAGTGCTTCACCGGCCGTGTTATAACCATCGAAATCCAATTCGCTTCCGTCAATCTTTGGCTGACCACACATGCAGGAGGATTCCTTACAGGATTCGCCGGCCTTGAAAACCATCGTCTCTAAATAACGATTAGACCCGATCATTTCCCTTTTGTTTTCACGGAAATATTCGCCTACGGTCGATATCAAATATTTTCCGACCTGAGTGCAGAGGCGGAAATGACAGGAATCTGCGGCAATGAAATGCCCGGCATAACCAAACCATTGCCATTTTGTTTGTGGAATCATCACACCCTCCTTTCTCTCCGCCCCCGGGCCGCAACCTCACCGACCCGCGTCCCCGGATCGGCCAGGTCATGGAGGTCGCCGCAACCCAGGCACTTCATCCACTGGGCGTCCTGGGCCATGTGCCAAGAAAACGCGCCACACTTTTTGCAGAAAATCATGAGGTCGTGGTTAGTATGATTTGCTAACGACTGTTTCATCGAAGTACACCTCGATTCCGGGGATGCTCATCTTCTCGCGTTGGACCCGGAAGACCTGCTCAACCCTGGCACGGTCAAGTGCCAGGAATTCTCGGGGGACGGCATTGAGGTCAACGACCCGCCATTTGGTTTCCTTCCTCAAGAACGTGCCCTGGGCCTTGACTGGATCAGGGATGATCGGCTTCGGGGCCTCTATCGCCACCGCCTCCTCGAAGTGCTTCTCCGCCTCCTCTGCCTTCCCCGCGTTCTCAGCGTCGATCGCCGCCTGCATCGCGGCCAGTCGCTTGCGCTCAGCTTCGACAGCCTCCCGCTTGGCCTTTTCCTCGGCCTCCTTGCGGATATCCGCCTGTTCGCTCAGGTAGCGGCCCATCTCGGTTTTGATAATCCGCTCGGCCTGCAATAGCGGTTCCTCGTGTTTTTTTCTTTGCTCGATGGCCAGCCTGTGTGCCTCATGGGCTTGCTTAATGATCGGGTCGAATGTGTCGGCGATCTTCGAGAGAAGCCCCTTAATCCCCCGAAGGAACGCATTGGCCGTGTCGAGGGACACCTGATCATAGACTTTGATTTCCTTGGCCTTGGCCGGATAGGTCAGGGCCTCAGATGAAATTGCCTCAATCAAATTTTCGGTTGCCATCATCGTCTCCTTAAAAGGGAATCTCCCCGTCTCCAGCCTGCCTCTCGAGGGCCTCCTTTTTGAGTGTGAAAAATTCGACGGCCTTATCGATCTCGGCTTTGGTTTTGAGTTCGGTAATCCGCTCAGCCTGTTTCTTCATGATTTTTCCGCCGAGGTCCTGGTAGCTTTTGAGGAGCGCCTCAAGGTCGTGGCCAGCCTTTACGAGCTCCGCCTTCTCGAAGGCCTCCTTCTCCTTGGCCCTTTTCTTTTCCTCGGCCTGCTCTTTTGCTAAGGTGGCTCGCGGGTCCGGCGTCGCGTCCTTCGGTTTCTCTTTCGCCTCCTCGGGTTTTTCTTCCTCCTCTTCCGGCTTAAAGCCATTCGGGGGATAGAAGAGGTCGTCCTTGTCTTCATCGGCTGGCGGGAGCAATATTTGCTCCGGCGGGATCTGTGCCGCCATTTGAAGTTGCCGGAGGTTGACGTTATCGAGATCGATCCGGAGCGTGTAGTGAGAGCTTTTCTTGGGCTTCCCGTCCTCGATCCGCTGCATCTCCATCTTCTCGCGGCGCAAGATGAGCGGGATCATTCGGACCCGACCGCAAAGACTCCGTATCAGCTCGATCGAACTATTGATGTCGATAATGGAATTCTTCGAGCCCGTCGTTATCTGCCAGATTCCGGCGCCGTCGACATCGGGCAAGAGGAATTGGAGAATGGCGCACTCTTTGCAGTCACCCTTCTCGAGCTTTTCGCACGGGCAGGGGATCTCTTTGAGCCCACCCTTCTCCTCATCCCACGTCCAGGCCGTCTTTCCGTCGCCTTTGCACTTGAGAAGGTTGTAGCCATAGCACTTGTAATGTTGGCTGAAGAAGATTTCCTCACTCTCAACAGGAAACATGATTCGCAATTCTTTCGGTTTCTCGCCGAAAATCTTTGCCACCTTCTCCGGGACGACAAAGTGCTCAACCTCTGTCGGGTACTCCTTGCCCGTCTTCTTGCTGATTTCCTTGACGCCGAGATGGATCTTCCCCAACCGGGGCATCCGGCGCTTTTCAGATAGTCCCTGGATCGGCATTTTTCCCTCCTTTGATTCTCAGAACATCCGTAAAGGTTGTAATCCTTGCCTGTTCCAAAACTCCGGCGTCAATCATCCCGTCCTTGATGGCCACTTGAATTTTCTTGAGATCCGGTTTTGCAATCAGCAACCACTTGTCGCCGAGCTGTTCGAGCAGGTAGTCCTCGTCCAGGATCGACTTTTTCATCGTGCCGTGGACGATCGCCTGGCCGTTTACGTCGATCTGCTCCAGCCCGGTCGCTTTGAAATACCGCATTAGCACGGCGCGGAGGCGGTCGATTTCGTCCTCGACTTTCTTTTCCTCCGCTTTGAGCTCGATGTACCGGGCCGACGCACTTTCAAGTAATTCCTGCTCCGGCTTCTCAACCGTCTCATCGGCGATGAAGGCCGGGGCCTCCGCTTTGGGGATGCCCTCCCAACAATGGGCCTCATAGCGACAGTAGGAGCACTTGACCGAATCCCGCTCATGGGGACGCATGGGGCACTCGCCGGCCTGGATAGCCTTGTCGAGCGCCGTGAACCGCGCCTTGATCACGGCTACACGCTCAGCGTCGTAGTCCACGCGCCAGCCGCAAAGGGGCAGGGGGTCGGCTATCATGGCCCGGTCGGCATAGAGGATGAAACCGTAGTCGAGGACTTCCGATTGCCGGACGCTCTTGGCCGAGCTTTCCTTGAGCCGGTCGATGTACCAGAGAATCTGATCGACCTCGTCCTGGGTCGGCTCCTCACTACCGAAATTGTAGGGATTCTTCGTCTTGATCTCGACGACGGCTATCCCCTTCTCCGTCTCGATGAAGCGATAGACGGCTGCGATGAAGTCGAGGCGGCCCGTTGCTTTGTGCGCCCAATCCTCGACGCCCATTTCGATATCGCGCCCCGCCTCAAGCATCCCCCTCCGCCGGGCCCTATCCTGGATATCATCATGGAGAAGGTTCCCCGCGCTGAACATCATCAGCGTCTTGGCCGTGATCGGCCGCTTTTTCTCCGGGCAGGTGAAATCGTAGAAGGTCGTCCGGTCGCACTTCGAAACGTCGCTCATGTAGAAGTAGCCGCGTTTTTGATGATCTCGTTGGCCGGACCGGATTTTGAAATCATTCAGATAACTCTCGGTGATTTCCTGGATGAGAAAGTGATCGCTGTTTAATTTCTCAATCATGGAACCTCTCCCCCGCCTTGGCCTGCGCGTCAAATACGATCACCCCGACCTGGCCGTTGAACACGCTGTCGATGAAGGGCAAGACTTCGCCCGGTTTCTTGACTTCGTGTTCCCACTTGGTTAGAATGTCGATGAACTCGGGGCGGGTAAACGATACCCGCTTTTCTTCTTGCGTCCCTCGCGCTTCCCCCGAAGCCGGGGACGCTTCTGTTTTGTTCATGCCTCTCCCCCCCGAGAATAGTTGCTCGAATTGATTTTGTCATAATCAATCCGGGGATAACCCGCCAATCTTCGATTCCGTGCCCTTCTCCGTTCCCGCTTCTCCTCGGCGAGCCTGAGCATCATCTCTTTGCCGCCTGGAATAATGTTCCTTGGGTAGTCATTGGAATTGAGCAGCCAAGCGGCGAAGCCCCGCCGTGGTTCGAGCAATTGCTCAATCGACTTAGGAAGAACCACGGGTTCGGGCGGCTGAGGTCTTTGATGTTCGATGGGCCTTCTATTTTTATGCCTGAAGGCCGCAGCGATTTTCCCAAACAAACCCTGGAATGGGAATCTAACCGTGTTCATTTTTCCCCTCCCTTCAAAAAAGTTTTAGTTGCTCTGCTGAAGTAGTGAGGAGGGCGTCGCCGCCCCCCTCGTTTCCAGCGCCTGTGCCCGTATCCTTGGATGAGCTTCTCTTTTTGCTTTGGCACCTCCTTGCATGAATTTCGGGCCCCACATCGACGGGCCGGGTGTTGCATGATAAGCAGCGCCCACGGCGGAATACTTGGTCATAACCGCAGCGTGGACAATAGGCGTGGTAGAGGGTTGTCATTGTTTCTTTCTTAAAAACTTCTCCGACTCATTCCCCGTCGCCGAAATAAAAGAGACCCCTCCTCCTACCACACCGAGCAGACGTATGGATGTCGCCGTTAAGCGACAGGTAGAAATCGGGGTCGTATTATTTCCGTTGCTCATTGTGTCTGCTCGGTCTCATTCTGCCCTAATCATAAATCGGCATTATAACGCTTGTCAATACCTTTTGAGGAATATTTTTTGGGGACGGAAATTGGCACAGTTTTGCATTAGTAGGCTTCCCTTTGGATCTCTTTGGCAATTCCATGCGCAATTAAATCCCTCCACGGGACCGCCGCATTTGTTGTCTTTCCCCAACCTTTCGTTGATATCTTCAACGGATAGCCCCCGCCCTGCTTTCGCATGAAATCTTTTAGCTTGTGAAAATTCACCGCATAAAAACAAGTCGGGGTGCTATACAGAATATAATCAGCCTCACAATAATAGAGCCAGCCGGGGCTTTGCGTTTCCGTATCCTGCACAAGCTCAACAAGGAAATCCCCGTAGTCGCTACTTCTCGCCTTTTCTTCAAACTTGAATTTCTTTCCCGCAATCTCTACCAGGGAATTATAGCGTTTATTTTCCGGCCCGCTTATGCGCTTGAACGGCCAATTCTTTTTCTTGTAATAGGAATCGAAGAAATTTCGTTTCTTTTTCTCAAATTCAAAAAATTCTTCTTTCGTTCTCATTCATTGCCCCATGTATCCCAGCCGGACTTAATCTCTCCGCGATGGAATAGCTCTATCCTGTTTCCTTGAGTGTATAACTCATCTATGAGATCACGAAAATAAGGCGGCTTTTCTGAGTGCTTGGATGTACGCTCGATTGAAACGACAGAATCAATAAGCTTTTTGGAATCCGGGGTGCTCTGGCCACGTCCTGCAATCAAAAGGAATTCGTGCCGGACGGAATTATAATAGCCGAAATTGTGCTTGATTTTATCCCAGACAAAAGAGGTTTTATATTCAAATCCCCATGCCCGGATAACATCGAAGGCTCGCTCCAGCTTGGGAGACGGAACCCAAAGAAATAAAACGGCATCCTTCTCGGCCATGCTCTGGATTGGAAGGGCGCACAACGTCTCTATGGACATATTCGCATAGTGCTTTTCTATGTCGCCATATTGATGGGGAAGCCATTGGTCATATTCCCAGGGAGGGTCGGCGTAAATAATTCGGTATTGCTTGTCTCCCGGAAGGGCCGGGGCTTCTTTTGATTCCGTCCGGCGCTTATTCCTTCGGGCCTCATTGACGGCGGCCTTTTTTGACTTGCGACCCTCCTTGACTTCCTGGAAATCATCCTCGGGAAGGTCGGCTAATACCTGTGCCTCCGAGCTTTCCCGCTTCGTCAGCCCGAGGTCAGAGAGTGTAGGCTCAACCGGTTCCCCTGGAGTACCAGTTGGGAGATTTGGATTACCACCCTTCGCCCTCTCCGTCTCCTTCAGCATCTCCCCCAGCTTGCGCTCGGCCAGGAGCGCATAAGACTGAGCGCGTTGGACGGTTTCCTTGCCGAGTCCTTTTCTCTTGGCCCAGTCTGCCGCAGTTAGGGCCAGGTCTTTGAATTCCTTAATTTCCTGGATCGTATTTGCCTTGGCCAGCATCTCCGAAGCGCGACTGATTATAGCAAGAGATGTTTCTTCAATCATCCGTCTATCCCCAATTTCTGTTCAACGACCCGCAGCCGATGTTCAATCTCTGAAATCTTTTGTGGATCGGAATAACTTTTGCGCCAGGAATCCAGACGGCAATGATCGGAACAGAAACGTTGATGATTGCGTATTGCCGTAAAAGTCTTCCCGCAATTTTTGCATTTTCTTTCTTCGGGCTTGAATTTCATGCCTTGATCTCCTTTATTCGTTCTAACGGAACCCCGTGGTTGGCACAGTAGGTTCAACATCATATCCATTGTAACGCGTACTAAAACAGAAGTCAAGGCTGATTTTGGGGCATTTCCGATTGTCGGCCTATCTTGGACACAATGCGACAATGGAATTGCTCGGAATGCACGCGAGCAATTATCGGCCCGCCCGAATACTGAGGTTTGTCCCCACGGTCTCGCCCAAGACGTAACCCCCTATCATCCACAAGTTTCTATCCCAAGCCATTTTTGCCAAAACGAATAAGTCCAATAGCGATATCCCCAACGTGAGCACCGATCCCCGCCAAGCCCACCGTTTTTGGATAGAGCGATAATACCAAACCACGCCGAACTCCCGCATAAGGCCGAGCAAAAAGCCGATGAAGAAAAACATGGACGCTCCTAAGTGGAGGTTCGGTATCTAAAAAAGGCATCGAATAAACTTTCCTATCTGCCATTTCCATACGGGCCTACCGGCGATGAACTTCTTATGGCAGGATTCCTCTTCGGGAGGAGGCGGCGGATCCGGTGGCGTAGGGGGTTCGGGCGGTACAGGCGGCTCAACCCAATCATCGGGATACTTGCCCCAATTTTCGGGCCACTCTCCGAATTTCGCCTTATACAATTCGCTTACTGCTATGATCGGCAAGGCCCCGCAAGCGTCGTTGTTCCAGACCTTACTGATGAACTCAAAGGCGAACTTGGGTTGGCCTGTGCTTAATGTGAATTTAGGATGTAGACCCGCGCTGACATAATCGAGAACATATTTGACCGCACTCAGCCATTGCGCGGGAGAGGGGCGTACCTGATCTTGGTAGAAGTCGCATTGGCTTGCCCCGTTCTTGACCCCATCGACTGAAAAGAATGTACACATCCGATGCCTGGCCCACCACACAACGGCCTGGATCAGGCTTTCGCTATTCGAATCCCGGACCCCATGTACCTGCTTGTAGATTGCGAACGAGATATCGTCCCCCCACTTTTTTGATGCTTCTTGTTTATGGTCAACAATGAGTTCGGGACCGTCTTTGAACGAGTAGGACGGGCCATAGGAAAAGGGGAGTTTCCCTACCTTATCGAATTCCGGAATGATGACATCGCGGAATAAGGCGGTTGATTCCGATCTGTTCAGCTCATTCCCCGCTCCGAAGTCAACGAAGTCCAGGTCGGCAAGTTGAGCAAAGAAAATTTGGCAGAGATTCCTTGCCTTGGGATAATTGGCGGGGTCATACATCCATTTCTCGGAGCAATTATCAAATAGCTCAAGGACGATCCTTGCGCCCTGGCCCGTGGGAGTACCTTGGCATGGTTGATGAAGGATTGCGAGATAGTTCCGAAGTATTTGGAAGTAACCTTCGTCTTCCCAATCAAATTCCTTCTCGACGGTCCAGGGAGCACTACGCAGGATACGGAAATAGTTGGCTCCCGAATTCAAGGCAAGGCGTGCTCTATTATAAGCCTTTTCCTTATTTAATATAATCCTATCATCAATAAGCTTCAAAATCCCCCACGGAGCCGTGGAAAAATCCGCGAGTCCCGATTGTAGGATTAAGATTCTGTCTTTCATTATTTCCACCACATCCCGTGTGATCCGGCGTATATCGTCACCGTCTGAGAGGCGGCCTCACACCTAAATTGTAACTGCACCGTCCCGGAATTAGCCCCATTCACCAAAAATCCATGTATCGGTATGAAGCTCCTCGTACCACAGAGAAATGAATTGGATGCAGTGTCGGTATTGAATGCCGTCACCTCCTGGTCAAGCGGGTATGCGGTGCCTACCTCGAGCATATCCAGGTTAAACCAAAACGCCGTCGGGCTACCCGGTCCCGTAAACCGGAACCAGGGTGCACAGGTTGCCGCCGTTGACCATCCCCTAAGACTGAACTCGAATCCGTAAATCGTATTAGCCTCTGCCCAAAATGAAAGCCCCGTCACGTTTGCGGGGGTCTGCGTGGAATTGGTCACGTCGCTTGCAACTTTCATCGCGCCGGATTTTCCTACTAGACCGGCGATGTTCGGCCAGATGTCGTGGACAGTCCGCCAGTCTTCCTTGAGATGGTTTTCAAGCGCCGTTTTCTTTGCCGCTTCGTCGCCCATTACATTATCTCCGCCCTGAAGTTAGTCTTTGCCGCCGCAGGGGACTTGGTTATGCCCAGAATTCTCAGGTCCACTTCCGAGGCCGCGCCCGACACACTGAAAAAACGGTCCCGACTATATTTGATAATATCCCCCGGCATAACGCCGAGTAGCAGGAGCGAAACCTCGGCCTCGATTATCTCCTTATCCAGATCGTTGATGAGCGAATTGATGAGTGCCTGGGCGTCGGATTCAGACGTCAGGAACGTATAAAGGGGAAGTTCCTTGGCTGTGCGATATTTCCATCCGGCCTCATTCCGCAAAACAGTGAGATAGGAATAATCCCCCGTCTGTGGGTTCTGACCATAATAAACCGTCACCTTATAAAAGACATCATCGAAGCGCTTATCCTGCCGGTGTGAAAAGATGTGATGATTGCGGACATACCGCGCCGAGGCCGTTGCTGCCGTCGCCTTGGGCTTCAGCCCGATCCGGCCCTCAGCGTCCTGGAAGCTATACGCCTGCAGGGTCTGTTCGATCTGCCGGATAAGATCGCCCGAGCTTATGTCCTGATAGATCGGCACACTGATTGCGGTTGTCTTATCTATCTTCGTATGGTAGAGCCAATCTAGGTTGAGCTCTGAATCTGCCAGGCCGAGGAAGTTGTTGCAAATATACTTGAAAATGTCCGCGCCATTGGTCAATGTTTCATCAGCCGAGTTGACCGCCCCGGTGAATTCGACGAGCAAGAAGTCTGAGTCCTCCCAGCCATATCCCCGTGCCAATATAATGACGCCGTTCTGATAATCGATGAAATAGTCGGTGTCTGCAGTGAGCGTTATCTCGCCCTTCTTCTTTACGGACGTAACACTCTTTATCCGCCCATCGTGAAGTTTGAATTTCTTGGCGACGGTATCGATACAGACCGGGACGACATTGGCCTTTGTCCCAAAATAGAATGGAACCTTGGTGTCCTTTTGGGCGCTCTCGATGAGGTTGGGGTAGGTCTCAATCGAGTACGAGTTGAGCGGCAGGCCCCGCTCGCAACCCTCCCGGAGGTCCCGAAGGTCGAGGCTGAAACTACTGTCATCAATCCCCCGGTCCTTGACGATACCGGTGTAGATCGTCTCAAACTGCGCATAGGTGAAGTCAATGCCCCCAACCTTGAGCATGAGTCGGGCATTCTCCCAAACATAAAGCGCGTAGCGCCTGTCGAAATACCATTCGTCCCCAACCCTGCCGTTGATGAACGATACCCGCCCCGACGATACCATGTAGGTTGACTCATAGTAGCGGCTTATCTCATGGGTTATGTCCGGAATTCCCTCGCGTTGGAGGAGGCCGAGATAATTGTTGCCGTTGTAAATGGCCGGGTCAGCGGCCGTTTTGTAGTCAGTGAAGTAAAGCCAGAACCCGGCCAGGATCTGAAAGTCAACCGGATCATCGCCGGTCGAGCTGTGGATATAGAGCATGCGGCCCCAATAGTCAAAATAGAACGTGGAGGCGGTTGCCTCTACTTCAGCCGTAGATGCCTTCTCTGCATATCCTTCGCCGTTTTCAAGGACGGAATCGATATCGATGCCGCGCTCGCCGATAATCACTTCGTAGGTATAGGTTTTACCGCCGGTCAGCGTAAAACCGGCTACCTCCATTTTAGGGTTTATTTCGCACAGGTATATAAGCTCCGGGGATGGGGTTCGGAGCAGGGTTTCCAGGGCCGTCTCAGCATGTTGCGCCAGCGTATAATCATCGTCCGCCGCCGTGTAGGCGGAGTTCCCGGCGGCATTGTAGGCCCTAATCTTAAACCAGTAGTGCGTTGAAGGCGTCAGGTCGAACACCTTAAACCGCGCAAGCCCGGTGCCGATGACGCAGATTTCGGTGTAGTCGGAGCCGTTCAAAGACTTCTCGATCTTGTATCCCGTCTCGTTCGTAGTCGCCGTCCAGGTTAAGACCATGTAATCGGCGCCAATTTCGGAGACAGAAAATCCCGTAGGGGCCGCCGGTTCACTGATCGTCGTCGCCGTCGCCTCATTGGAATAATATGAATATGACGGGTCTTGGAACGCTCGCACTTTATAGGTATAGGTGCTTCCTTTGACCAGCGCCGTGTCGCGGTAGAAAGTCACATTCGGGGCCAGGGTCGTGACCTCACTATAAGCTCCCGCGCCGAGTTTGCGCTCAACCCGGTGGTTATCCTCCTCATCGGAATTGTCTTGGAATGTTATCTCAATCTTGGTATCCGAGAAGGCCGTCGCCGTGAGGTTCGAGGGTGTTGCTATGGCGGCGTATGTATAACAATTAGCGACATTGGAGTAGAGCGAATTGCCGTCGCCGTTATAGGCTCGGACTTTATACCAGTATTGCGTCGCCGATGATCGGCCGGTACGGAGATACGTCTTGACGTTGGCGCCGACCGTAGCAACCTGAGAGAATCCCGAACTCGGCCCGGTCGAACTTTCCTCGATCTTGAATCCTGTTTCATTATTTGAATTGTCTGTCCAATTCAGCCGGATTGTGGAGGAGCTCTCGGCCTGAGCGGTGAGCCCGGTCGGCTTGGACGGCGGGTTGCTCATGTAGACCGTTGCCGTATTCGACCAGAGACTATCGGTTAGGGCATTGTAAGCCTTGACCTTGAACGCGTACGTCGCCCCGGGAGTAAGGCCGTCCTTCGTGTATTCCTTCACGTTCTGTCCGACGGTCACCATGTAGGCGCCGTCTTTATAAATCTTAAAACCGCTTTCGTTTTGGGAGTTATCCTCCCAAGTTATGAACGCCGAGTCTGCATCGATGCAGGTAGCATCACAGCCGGACGGGGCAGGAAGACCCGTGATGGCGTCATCCTCGTTGGAAAAAGGCGAGAATTCCGCGCCTATGTATGCTTCTAATTTGTAATAATATTGCGTACCATCAGCAAGCCCGGAATTCAGCCAGGAAGTAACGCCGGAACCGACGGTATGAACGACAGCATAAGAACCGCCTGCCGGTTTCCTGTAAACTAAGATACCGTCATAAGCGGCATTGTTGGTCCAGGCCAACTGAATTTTTGTTACTTGTGTAACTGAAGCAATTAAAGAGGACGGGGCTGGTACTGCCACTTATAACTTCTCCCGGATGTTGAGTCCCCATGACCAGGAATTATAGTGATCCTGCGTAGGTTCTATAAGTTCCACATTCTTAACAAAATACGAGTAGGAATTAGGATTGTTATAATCCAGGCAGAGGACGAAGCCATAGGTCAGTCCCGCCTCATCAAAGAATGTCACGATGGTATCGGCATCGGTTTCGCTCAGGCCGCTGAACGGGAGCGACCATGTTTTCCTGCGCGGACGCGGTTGCCCATATTCTACGAGGGCGTGACTTTCGTCGATTATCGAATCATCCGCCCGCGCCTTCCCATACTGGCTTTTGATGGCCCGTGCCGGTTCCCAATATGTGCCCATGACCACCGGCCCGACCTGGATATAGTTGCTCGGATTATTAGCATCCTGGATTTGAAGCTGGACATACCGCCGCGTCGTGGAATTGTTCGCTCCGAAGAAATGAAAAATATTTGTCGGGTTATGAGTGATGGATATGTTGGCGGCATTGTTGGCGAAATTGGCATCGTCCGCGCCGCGCCATGTGATCGTCGCATTGGCCGAAATGTCATGGTTCAGAATGGCGATGAAATCAACGGCCTGGGCGGTGAGCAAATCAATCGAGATATACGCATTTTCACAACTGTTATTGCTCGAAAGGGTCCGCCAGAACTGGCTCGGCGTATCGCCCTGAGTGTCCGTGGATGGGAATTGTGGATGCTCAGAACTCTCGCCCAGGATCGTTCCTTTGCGCCAGAGGTTGTTGAAAATCAGGCGTGTATTTGTCATGTTGCGTATGCCTTTATCCGCTTGAGTCCGATGCTGCGATTTACGATCTTGATAACCCGCTCCTCGATCTTTTCGGTGCCGATGTAGATGGGGACGGTCAGATAGATGGGCGCCCCGGACCGGCCCATTCCCGGCAACTTGCTCAGCGGGGCCAGCACTTCCGGCTCTCCGCCCTCCCCGACCTCGTAGGATGCGCCCGATTGCGAGAAGAGTTTAGTCGGCTTCCTGAAGATTGCACCCTTGGCCAGGGGGATGGGCTGGGCGCGGATGAGGGCGATCTGGATCGCCCCCAGGGCGGCCGTGATCGCGGCCAGGGCGATGTTCCACGGTGGCGGTGCCGCGCTCAGGGCCTTGGCCACACCTTCGGCGACATTGACGATGGCCCCCATGAGGGCAACCGCCTTGGCCGATTTCGCCGCTGCCCGCTGGGCAGAAGTCCGCTTGATCTGATACTCGGCCTCCAATGCTTCGATTGCCTTCTGGCGTTCCCCCTCGTCTGTGATCGTGGCGTTTATAATTGCCAAGCGTTTCTTGTATTCATTGTCCAGGGCGATTTCTCGATTGCGTTGGGCCTGATCGAATACATTTGTCAGACCCGTATGTAGGATATCCCAGGCTCCTTTGATTTTGTCCATAGATGCCTGCCAATTTTCAACCATGGCATCAAAGGATTTCTTTGAATATACAGAAACCAATTTGATTTCGCCGAGCACTTCTTTGAGAACCTTACTCATGTCTCGGGCGGGCGGGAGAACGGCGTTAAAATACCCCGGCATATCTTGTAGGCCTCCGAGAAAAGCCAGCAAGTTAAATCCGGCAACAACATTCTTCAAGTCGCGGAAGGGCGGAAGCAGTTGTGTCTTGATTGCTTGCCCCGCTCTTTTCCCAGCATTCCCCGTTTCATCGATTTGATCTTTTACTTTCTTTTGAGGAATCAATAAATCTTTTAACGTTAGATCATGATTGCGCAGGTCAATATTTAGCCGAGCCAATTCTATTTCATAATCTCCGGTATCCCCACCTAAGTCTCTCAGGTTTTTAGCTATTCCCGTCAAGACCTCTTTTGAGGTTATCCCATGCCCCTTCAATATAGAGGACGTATTCTTCATCTCGTCTATTACAAACTGGACGCCCTTGGCGACAAACCCCAATCCTGGAAGGAAATCGTTTTTTATGAAATTGATGACACCCTGGAGGGCATCAATAATATTCTGCCCCATTTCGGCGGCCTTGCCGGAAGCCACAAAATCAATAAGCGCTTCTTTTATGTCGCCGATTATCTCCCGAATTTTGTCATTCTCTATAATGGCTGTGCCAACAGCCTCTTGAACCTCGCCCCACATATTTTTAAGTTGCTTAAGCGCCCCGCCGAAGGTATTTGTTTCTCCCGTTGCGGATTTATAATATTTGGCAAGTTCACTATTGACAACCGCCATTTTCTCGCTTTCTGTTTTGGCCTCCTTGAGCTTTGGCATAATACGTTGAAGGGCCTGAAAATTGCCTTCGTACGCCTTGGCAATCGTAGTCGCGGCACTTTGAAGATCGGTTTTCATGACATAGGCCAAGCCGATTGACCCTTCCGTTGCCCGATCCAGACCGTCCCGATCAAGGTTGGTTAACTGCACCAAAAGCGCTTGGGCCGACAATACTTCTTCGTCTGTGCGGGTTGTTGCCATCATCATCTTTTGTGCAAAATTCACCATCCCTGGCAACATGGCATCAACACTTCTTCCGCTTGTATCCAGCGCAACCGATAGTCTATTTTGAGCTTCCTCTGCAGCGACAGCCTCTGTGAAAATCCCGCCGATGGAACCCTTAAGAAAATCAATGCCTTTCTTCAGTTCGTCGGCAACGAGTGAACCAATCGCAAATTGTTTCCAGAGGCTGTCCAGGGCGGGCTTCGTTTTGTTTTCGGTTGTTTTTTTAACGTCATCCAGCGCCTTGTCAAAACTCTGGATGGCCTTTATGGCACCTTTTTCATCAACGCTGATTATATATTTGATATCGGCCATCTCACTTACTCCGTCTTTCTATTTCCTCGGCCCTCATCTCCAAGACAGTCCCGTGAATCTTCGATAACTTCGCCAGGAAAACGCGGCGATCCTGACCCGATAACTGCATCTCGTCTATAAACTTAGGCATCAATCCAAACTCCTGCACAAAGGCCGTCGCATTCTCGAAATAAAACGTCAGCGCTTGCCAATCCGAAGCCTCCAGCGGCGGTGCGTCCGTCATCTCTTTGCCCATCACCTCCGGCTTTGTCCCGCCGCTCGTACTTCTATACCAGAGGAGATGGGCGGTCAGTTTCCCAGGAAGTTGTTAATGTCGGCGGCGAATCTCGCAATATGCAATACGACAAATTCGGGCGCCTGTCCCTCAACCACCGTTGCCTCAAGGCGAATTAAATAGGCAAGATACTTCGCCTTGGTGTCGTCGTTACAGGGAACGGCCACACCGTCCGCCTCTAAGTTCCAATCGACGACAAACTTGGCGATGGCGTCAACGGCTGTCTTGGTATCTGTGTTTTCCGGGAACAGAAAATCTGTAGCGATAGGCAGGATTTTCAACCGCACTTCGCCGACCCTCTTATCAACTGCCTGGAGCGTCAACCATGCTCCGCAATCGATCTTTCCAATTTCCATCTGTCCTCCTCCAAAACGAGAATATAAAGAACTCGCAAGAGTTCTCGTTCAGGATCAGGTCAGATAATTCGCGCTTGCCGTGTTCACGACCTCCAAATAGGGCCGGGTGTAATTCATCCCATTTGCCGCAGCCGCCGCTTCCAATACCGCAAAGGTCAATTCGTTCTTGATGACCCCCTCCAGCTTCACATCCGGGGGATTGATCAACATAAGGCGCGGAAAATAGAAGGCGACGCTTTGAGTTGAGTTGTTCCCAATGGTTACCCCGGTGAACGTCAACTTTGCCTTCTTTGCCGTCATATCTTCCCAGGATGAGAAAAAGTCCACATTGTTATTGCTCGCGCGCGGGAGCGTGACCTTGAGGGTGCAGTTAGGGATATCACCCTCTACGGGCAGGGCGATATTGATTCCGCCAGCAACATGGACGTTATCGATGGACCGTTCCAGGCTGATCTCGAAGTCGGAGATTTCCACCGCGTCATTGTTGGCAGTCAGCGCCGTGTTGGCCTGGGGAGCCATTAGGAATTGTCCATGAGAGAAATGCAGGAACGTGGTCCGGCTGATATAGCTGGTGTTCGCCATCTGGGTGTCTGTGTTGATAGCGGAATCGTCCTTCAACGTATTCCCGCGAAGATGGACGGTTGCCCCGATCTGCGCGCCACTCGGCTTGAAGATCGCCTTGTAGGGCATGGCAGATGGGACTTCCCAGATGTGGCCCGGTCGTTCCTCGGCATAGGTAAAGAACTTCTCAACGGAGTTTGCCCAGGTGAAGATGTGCATATAAACGCCGGCCTCGACAGTCGAGTTGTTCTCTGTTCCATAAAGCGCACCGATCCAGCCCCCGATCGGCCCCATTTCGTACTGTAGATTGACCGGCGGGGTGAGCTCTACGGCATCGCTCGGCCCCAGGATTCCGTCCTGCGGGATGATCTGATCAATCGCAGGGTAGGGGTCGAACTTCTGATTGCGCTTGAGTCCGCTGTCGCCGGTGATGAGGACGCCCTGGTTGGCACCGAGCGCAACGGCGGTGCCCCAGTTCGCCCCCTGTTTTGTTCCGGCGGAATAGTACCGCTTTGAAGGTGCAGTTGGTGTGGCCATTTATACCTCCTTTAAGGTTGGCATATTTGTAAATAATTCATTAACCATCTAAATCTCTCCGAACTCTCCGGAGACTGTGATCCTGATCTTCTGCGAGAAGAATCCGAAAACTCCCGTTCCCTCGAATCCATAGTCGATCTCGGGCGGGGCATCAAAGACAATGGACGTTCCCAAAATGAGAAGCGATCCCGCGCCCGCCCCCGTGCGGCAATCAGCATCTATCGCTTTCCTGACATCGCGTAGTGCCCGCTCAAGCGGCGTCACCACGTCACCGGCGGCCTGGACAACGCCCCGGATCGACACATAGAACGTCTCGGCGAATTGTGCGTCAGAATGCATCTCGATATCGCCGCCGCTTTCAGACAGAACCATATAGACCGGATAGGCGGACGGTTCAGCGATGAATCCCTTGGCAACTTGGCGGGGGCTGTAGAAATAATCATCACCCTCTTGGATAGACTTCAGCACATCCACTATCCGGTCAATCACTTGGAGCCTCAAGGGATCATCCATGGATGCCTCCGCTCATTTTCTGGGCCGTCTCCCAAATTATCCTGTCGTTGAGATAACGCTGATTGAGAAGCGATATCCGATATTCCCAAACATCGGTGAACCAATGTGTGGCCGGAATGCGGACGGTGAGTTTGGATTTTTTGGTAAGTGCGATTCCCTTATACATATCGTTTTGCTTCCGTGATTTGTAATACATCGCCCAGGCCCATTTCTTCATCCTGGGCGTTACCGTTGGGTGAGTCGTCCCGCCCCGGTCCTGAATCATGGCATATTTTTCGGCGCTTTTTGAGGAGCCGGTTGTCCCGACTCCTGTGCCTATCGTGGACTGATAGTAGTCCCCCATTGTTTCAATCTTCCGCCCTATGCTTCGCATCAACGCCCCGGTGCTTTTGTTCGGCCCATGTCCTCTTACCATAGACCGTGCTGATTCCTTGAGTGCTTTAACGGTCTCATCGGAGAATACCGTGAGCTGATATCGCGTCGCCTTCGGGATATTCTTCAACGCCATCGTCTTGGCAAAGGCACCCGTAAAATCAGCCTGAATTCCGCTCACAATGTGTATCTCCTGTACCCGTCCAGCACTTCCTCAACTTCCTTGAGCAACCCGGATTGAGTCCTCGATGTTGACCCATCGGGATAGCTGATCGAGTCAGTCCCCAAATCCTTGCGCTGGTACCGTCCGAACTCAAAAGCGATTTGCTTCAGCGCTGCCAGCCGTATCTCCGGGGGAAGTGTGATGTTCCCGCTCAGGCAGGTGTATCCGGCCGTATAGGTTATCTTCAGTTCCTTCGGGCCGTAGTACCAGGTCTTATTGACGCGATAGAGCATCCCCTGGTTGTTGTAGCAGAGATAATCGTTGTCGTTCCCGGCGGTGAGTAGAATATCGTCCTCATAGATAGCCATGTTCCCCGTGATCGGCCAATTCGGGAGATAGAAAACCTGTTTTCCGTTGCCGTCAAACTCGGCATTGTTATAGGTTGCCGTCGCCAGTGTCCGATCCGTGTAAGTATTGAACCGCGCCGATACGGAATCTATGAGCATATCGAGAATACCCGTATCCTCATCCGTCGCCTTACCGATATAGAATTTAGCCTCATCCAGCCGCACAAGGGCGGTATTGGCATTGGCGGCGGCGGGAGTTACATCGGAGACAACCCGAATGTAATAGATTTTCTTTTTGATATTCCCGCCATCCGTTGTTCCGGTAAAGGTTATCGTGTAGTAATTCGCCGTCGTATTGGCATCCACGGTGAAGGCTTGCCGGATGACGGTATTATTGCTCCCGCCAATCGTAGGACTACCGTTTGCCGAGAGGCCGTTGGCGCAAGTAACATTAGCCGATGTAAAATATTCGTTAGAAGCCAGGTCGGAGGCGAAGTCAAGCCCGATTGTCTCTTTCTCTCCCGTCCGCATTTCTCGTATATCTGCCATTGTCATCTCCTCTTTTCGACTTCTCGGATTGCCTGCCGCCCTTCGACGCGAATAACCTTCGCCCGCTTCTCTATTTCACGGACAAGGTGTCGATTCTCAACACGGATTATGATCGGGTGAATGATGGCGGGTGCCCAGAAAACGTCTGCATCCTGGCCGGTGAGAACGCAAAGGCCGGACTCGGGATTGAGTATCGCCGCCTTCAAGAGTACGAGTGTATTACCTGTAATACCAAGAGTCCCAGGGCTGGTTGACAAGAGGCGGCCCAAGTAGGTGCCTGCCGCCTGTCCCGTCAAAAGATGCGCCCCGGCCTCGACATTGAAAATGGTGCCCCGCAAAAGTCCCGTGGATGGGGCAGAAAGGGTATAGAGGCCCGATTCTGTGACCACCGTCCATCCGCGAGAAAGGATTGCGGCTATTCCGGTGAGGGCGTGCGTACCCGTCTCTGTCGGTAAAACCCGAGCCTTGAGCAATCCGGCGTCCTGGCCGGTGAGCGCATACGGATTCGAGTCTGCGTAAATTCGCCGCCCCAGGAGCGTTGAAACATCCTGACCATAGAGCGAGGCCGATCCCGCCCCGGCAGAGATCATGCGACTCGCAATAGGTGAGGCGTCCGGCCCCACGACGGCATAGACTCCCGGTGAGATGGATATGAGATATGCGCCGCCCAAGACGAAGTTGACATCCTGGCCGGTAGAGAGATACGTTCCTGTGTTGGCGGCAATTTTCAGGCCGCGCAAGAGCCCCGCGTCCGCGCCCGCGAGAGTGTGAGCGCCCGAACTGGGAGAAACATAGAAATCCCTGATTGAGTCTATGCCGTTCACGGTATAGGCCCCATCTGCCGCCGTAATCGTAAAGGCGGCCCCAAGCTTAGTGAGCGTTACCGCCTGTCCGGTTGAGGCGTAGGCTCCCGGCGTAGGTGCAATCGTAAGGACATATTTCAGAGTAGCGTCTTGCCCGGTAACAAAATAAGTTCCCACCGCGGCGCTGATTCCTGCCGCCGTCATCAAGGTCAGGGTTACATCTGACCCGGAAACAGCATACGAACCAAGGTCTGCTTCTGTGGCTTGCCTGAGAGTCGAACTTTGTCCGGTCAGGGCATAGATTGCAGGTTGGACGATCATCCTGTAATGCGCTTCTGCATCCAAGCCGGTGACGGCATAAGTACCCGCCTCGACAGTCAGGGGGAATGACTTGCCTATCGCAATGGCATTTCCGGTAACGCCATAGACGCCGGGACTAACCGCCATAGTGCGAACAAACGCAACGCCCTGTCCGGTTGCGCTGTAAGTCCCAGCATCGACGGGGAGGGAATAGGAGACAGTTTTGCTTAATCCGACAGCTTGGCCACTGACTGTATATGTGCCATCCGTTGCCGCGATGGGGCGGCCCCAAGAAAGGCCAACCGCTTGTCCGGTGCTGGCATACGTACCAGCGCCGGCAGAGAGGACAAATTTCAGGGTTGCCGTCTGTCCGGTGACAGCATAAGTGCCAGCATCGACAGAAAGGGGGAATCCTCTATTGAGGCCAACGGCCTGACCGGTCAGCGCATAGGTTCCGGGATCAACAACTATGCTCCTAATAAATCCTATCGCCGAACCCGTTACGGCATAGGTCGTATCATTGGCAGCAACGGTAGTATTCAGCCATTGGATATTGCCTGAAAATTCTACCCAGGGAGCGAAGGCGTTGGCGTCGCTGTCGGTGTTGGGGCAGTCGTTGGCGTTATTGTCGCCGACGTTGATTGAGATGGAGCGGTTATTTGCTCCAGCTGTGCGATAGTAGCCGAGTTCGATGACCAGATAATCTCCCGTGCTTGCGGCCTGTTCGGTAAGTGCTGGAGGGCGCGTTTCGGCTGTTGTGTGTGCCCGCCGCGTCCCGAGGGTTGTCGTGAACTCGTAGGGCGATGAGGCGGAGTCGGAATGTGTCGAGGCCAGAAGCGTCGCCCGGTTTGCTCCGTTTGCCTGGATGATGTGAACGCCGAGGTTGAGCGTCGCATTGGCCTGGCCGTTATTCTCATAACACCGGACAACGGCCTCAACCGTGCCGCTAATATTCCCGGAAGCGAGAGGCCCGGCGACATAGCGCACTACTGAATTGGCGTAGGCCGAGCTCGTTCCCGTGACCGCATCTCTATTCGCAAAGCTACTGGATATTTTTGTCGTTACGCCCGCATAGGTATAGTTATTGGCATGCGGGGCAACGAGCCAGTTTGTCGGCGTGACCCCCGCCGCGCCGCTGGATGGAATATAAATTCTCGTGGACACTGGTTTATCTCGCCAATATCATCCTTATTTTCTGTCCCGTGTATTGATATGCCCCCATCGTCACCGGGCCCCACACCGCAGTCCCGCCATAGTCCTGGGTCAGGCCCACATCACAGCCGGTGCTGATGCAGGGGGAGTTGGATGCCAATATATAATCTACCGGCGTTGTCCCACCCGCATTAACAAATAGCGGACTTTCCCAAAGCGAATGAGCCTCTGCCCCAGTTAATATACCCTGAATATATGTTTTGTAGGCCGCAAAATCATCGGAATGATAAAAATTGGCATCAACATGGACATAGGCCCTTGTTCCTACGGACTGATACCAGCAGTTATTATCAAGGCTACTAATTGCAACAGAATCCTGTACTCCCAGGCAATTATCTCCACCCCCTGCTCCACTATAAAAATTCATGACAATATTATTTTTTACCACTACCCCAGTTACGCCAGTATCGCTTATGGCAATTCCCGTACTCCACAGAGTAGTATTAAGTGGATTCGTCCCATAGCAGGTGTTGTTAAATATATTGACATTATTGCAAGTATCGTCTATTTGAATTGCAGCACAGAAAATATTGATTATTACATTGTATGAAACCTCAATGTCTTCTTGAGTAGCTGCACTGCTGGCGACATATATACCCTCACAACTGAGCAATGGATAAGCGTAATTCGATGTGGTATAGAGGAAGTTTCTTGTGACCTTATGATCTGTACTTACTCCAGTAGCATTAGCGTTGGATAAGTCGATTAAGGAATGGTAACAGTCATAAACTTCATTTTGGGAAATGGTCAGGTTCGATGTGGTTTTACCGCTGGCTGTCGAAGTCCTTATACCATGAATGCGACAATCGTGGATTGTGTTTCCGATTATCTGATGATAACTTCCCCTGATTTGAATACCTTGTCCCGCCCCGCCAACATTTTCTCCGCCATGAGATATGTGGCAATTTTGGACCGTATTATAGACAGTATCGGTATAAATCCTAATTCCATTATCAGTAAAATGTCTTATGTCGAGACCATCAATAGTGATATAAGATCGTCCGGTCGCATCAACGCAATATAACCTGGTCGGAGCCTCCACGCTGGTATATCTGCTGTCTGGGTCGGTTAGTGCATAGCAGTACATTGTCGTACCATTGGAGAAAAACTCATACTCCGCATCACAGGCATCGGCATTAGCCTGTTTGGTCCCCCATTTAACTGACCCGTCTGTGTTTACAAAAAAGATTGATTCGTTGGGGTTAATAGCCGTTGTTGCTTGCCAAATATTGCCGCCATAAACCGTCCACCCGGTAATTTGATCTGAGCCATAAATCTTCGGCTTATCCCCAGTCCCAAATGCCCCGAAAGTGATGGGGTGGCCCGATGTGCCGGATTGTCCCACGGTCAGTGACTCGCGCCAAGTCTGTCCCTTGCGGAAGTAGATGAAATCATCAGGCACGAACGTGCAGGCATTGATATCCGCTATCGTCTTATAAACCGAATCCGACCCGCCAGTTGTCTCAAACGTCAGGTGGTTATAGGTAGTAAAATCTGGCGTCGCACTGGCAACGTAAGTGTCGGTTATGGAAGAATCAACATAGTAGGTGCTCATTTTACCTTGTCCAGGTCAAATACATCGGTTCGCCGCCACCGGCTTCGGTGTAATTTGCATAAAGGGAATAGCGATAATCATATTGGGCCCAATTCGATGAAGGCGCTGTACCCGGAGGAAATGTATCAGGGTCATAGCTTTGTCGAACAGAAGCCCAGGCCGCCGCCCCTTCCCAAGCGGCATATTCGTCACCATATCCCTGGAACATAAAACAAAGCCAATAATATGAATTTGCGGTTATGGTCCCAGAAATATTCATGCTGGTCCACTCACCATCAACGGTTGGTTTCGTTGCTTGTGTGATTGTGGCTTGATTATTTCCTACCAGAGTACCGGGATAAGCGCCAGAGCCGGGAGGGCTTGTTCCGGCATTGGTATATATTGCTACCTTCACCCACCGAGTTGCGTTGGCATCCCAACAACAGATTTTAACCTGTGTTAATGTTCCATTTGAATTAGCCTGATACCACGTTGCGTTCCAATATCCGGTCGGGGCATGATTGTTAGCCGCAATAGAACTATATCCAATAGTAGCCATTATTTACCCCATCTCAATTTTATATAATTACTGCTCGCCTGATATTCATGTCCACCCATGTCGGGCGAGCCGCCCCTTTCGGTTTGCCAATAATCCTGAGTTACCCCAGCCAATACTTGAGCATGGTTTATTGCCGGAGAATCGGATAAAATCTTAAAATAGTTGGCTGTGAGCGTACCCGCTCCCGATGGGGGAGTCTTTGCCAATTTCGGATCGCCAACCACATCGCCGGTCCCCTGACAATTAGCCGGAGCGGTTTCTCCCCAACAGTTATAACTAAAAGTCAATCCGCTAGTGGCCCCATTATAAATCATGGTAACGCTATCTTCTTGCAGGACAATGTTATTCTTAAATTGAGAATTAGAAGCCGCGCCCGCATAAATTAAAACATTGAAATCCCCACCGGAATCAGCATTGATAGATGTGTTATAGGCGATTAGGCAGTTAATCAGAACAGGTGGGTCAAGGGCCATATTGCGTTCCCCGCCCAAGAAGAAATTATTTACCACCGTGTTATCGGTAGATGCGGGGCTGGCTGTTTCATCTCCCATATAAAGCGCGGCCTGAGTATAATAACCCTGGATGGGATTGCCCGGAGTGAAATAACTGATGCTCCTTCTCAATGTCGAATGTTGGGTATCTGATAAATAGAAATTGATTTGATTGTTGTAGGCGATACAATCTTCTATCGTTGTATAATATGCCTCATAAGTTGAAATGCCCTCTCCCCAGTTATTCCAGGATGTACATCCTCTAATCGTAGAATTTGTTGGCGTTCGACAGATGCTTATCCCGGTACTCCATGACGATGGATGCTGGTAGTTTTCATTCACCATCGAATTACTATAGGCCCGACAGTTGTTGATTAAGCCGTAGGAGGCAGAATGGCTAATTCCCCCTTCCCAATTATGGTGTGTATAAATATTGTCAATGGTACAATAGTCAGCACCATCGGCAACTATGAGGCCATATCCACCGGAATATCTAATCTCGAGATTGCTTACCGTGTACCAATCTCCATTGATTTGCAGCAACGGATACATGTCAGCAGGGATCGCCCAATTATTCCCGTCGATAACAGGAGTTTCGGTAGGATAATTAGTTATGGTAATTGGATTGGCCTCGGTCCCATTGACCGACCATGTAGATACGGCCTGATACGTCCCACCCCTAATTTGGACAGTATCCCCCGCCACTATGCTCGTGGCGGCATGGGCAAGGGTCAACCACGGCCCGATGGTTCCACTCACATAGGCTGGTTGAGTACCATCCCAGGAGTTATTCCCGGCCGTAGAGACATAATAAGTTGCCATCTATTTCGCCATCTCTCCCGTGTAATAGTCGGCCAGCCGAATCAAGCCATCCTCCAGCGTCATCGTCGGCATCCACCCCAACTTGGCATTGGCCTCGCCCACCTGTGGCACAGGACGATTCTTCTTAATCTCCATCTCCCTTGCCGATCTCTCGATTCCATTGAAGATGATCGGCGACTTGGAATGTGTCACCTTAATGACAAGCTCTGCCAAGTCCACTATAGAGATGGGATACGGGTATCCAAACTCCACCGGGCCAGGGAAGATGTCCGAATCCATGTAGGCCATAAGCCCGTCGAGCATATCGTCCACATAGCAGAACGAATCCTTCTGGAGTCCCGTCCCCACGATTTTCAGGGGATCGCCCTTGATTGCCCTCATCACAAACTGGGGTACGACCCTTGAATCATTCGTCGCCATCTTCGGCCCATAGGTGTTATAGAGCCGCGCTATCTTTACCCTTGTCCCCGCCTCATAATACCGGAGACACAATTCCTCCCCCCGGCGTTTCCCCCCGACGTAGCAGGAATGAGGACTCATTATCTCAAGCGCCTCCGTGACGCGGATTGAGGACGTGAAGAGCATGGTCGATCTCTGCTCCGTCGCCATCTTCAGCAGGTTCTCCGTCCCTGCGATATTCGCCTCAAGCGTCCCCTCCGGGTCCTTCTGGTACGCGCCCGGGGCCGTAGGCGAAGCAAGGTGATAAATCTGGTCAATGTCAATCTCCGGTATCGGCCCGCAGGATGTGTTGCCGAGAATCAGATGGAAGCGGTTATTGGAATAGAGCTCGCCTATGTTATTGGATGAGCCGGTTGAAAAGTTATCCATGCAATAGACCAGATCCCCGCGGTCAAGAAGTCTCTCGCAGAGATTAGACCCCAGGAACCCCGCTCCGCCTGTTACGAGAATCCTACTCATATCCGCATCTCCCGTCCGTCTCGATACCAAATTTCAAGAAGGTTTTTATAATCCGCACTCCATACCGAAACAGATACTTCCTTTTTCTCCTCCGGCGAAAGTGAATTCTCCCAAGATGTTACATATTTCAATTCTTCATCCGTAACTATCCGGGGCCATTCATTGAGTCTCATGTCGGCCATGTCTCCTGTATGATGTCCATGAGTCCCTTTACCGGCAGGCATTCCCCGCCTTTTTCCTTGTCCCACTTCTTGAATAGGTGAGGCGTCCAGAACCGCTGATCGTTTATGCTCAGGTGAATCCCGTAACGATGGGCGATAGCGTTCCTGTAGTCCGTGTCCTTGTACCGCCCGAGCGGAGCCTGGGCCATCCTGGTATCCGTGTTGGTGAAGTCGTAAATCTCAAATTTCCCCCGTTCGATCTTCTTCGAGAATCCCTTTAGGCGATCATAGTTTTTTGGTGAGATATCGTCTATCCCCTCGCACGATGAGCGCCGCCGTATCTCAGCCGGGAATCCACAGCGCGGGCAGAACATCTCCATCTGCTCGCCGAAGTCGGCCGGGATTCTCCACCACCAACCCGGCTCGACTGGCCAGCCCCTCCTTCCCTCCTCCTCGAATAGCATACTCATCGAACCGGCGATCTCGCAGAACCATGCGCCGGACGGGAAAATGGACGCCGACCAGCTCATCTGTGCCCAACATTGGTCGATGGCGATCCACATGAGATCCTTATTTTCAGCAACTTCCTCGATGCCTACCAGGGGGGGGTGATGAAAGATGTCGGGCCGCGAGTGGTCATTGATGAAGATATGCTTGAACGTCCGGCAGATAGCCTCCCGGTAATGCTCCTTGCCCTCGGGGAGTGTCGTCCATAGGCCCAGGCGCTCCGGGGGGATACGTTCGTGGGCGTAGTTGCACATCTCCTCGAATTGAGGATGCAAGAGGGGATCGCCCCCCTGGAAGCCTGTCATCTTGGGATAATCTACCATCGAATCAATCGCCCGTTTAAACTCGTCCATTGTCATATAGAACGGCTTGCGGTGTCCGCAGAACCGGGTACAGTTGCTACAACTGTTGCGACAGACGTTTGTCGTCTCCACTTGGACCGTATCTTGACTAACGATGTTACGCATTGCCCCTCATCTCCATCGCCTTCGTATGTTCTTCCTCACACATCCTGCGCAATTTTTCTGGCATCTCTGCTGACCACCCGCAAGAATATTTTGCCAAATATTCGATCGCGGCCTCCATGACATAGGTTAGATCCCTAAAATAACCAATTCCGGAATTACAGTTATTGCACAATATTCCCCGTGTCTGCCCCGAGAAATGGTCATGGTCAACTACCGGCCCTTTGGCATTGAATTCATCGGTTTTGCAGATGGCACACCGCCCTCCCTGCTTTTCCAATAGAGTATCAAACTCGGCTTGCGTCAATCCATAAAGTTTATTTAACCGACGATTCCTAATCTCTTCTTTGTGTGCCGCATGACGGACCTTTTTTTTAGCAGAAATCATTTTTTTATTTACAATTCGATAGGCCTTCTGATAAGCCAATAACCTTTCTCTGTTGGCAAGATAGCGCGCCCTATCTTTTGCCCTCTTCTCCGGTCTATGGGCAAGACGATACGCTTTCTCTTGTTCTGAAATTTCTGGCCGATGTGCAAGGCGATAAACCCTGTCCTTAGATCTAATTTCTTCAAGATGTGCAAGGCGATAAGCCTTGTTGTTTGCCTTGATTTTTTCCTTATGGGAAACGCGATAAGCCTTTTCCTGATCCTTATGTGAGGCATAATAAGCCTTGTGCTTGGCTTTCAACTCCTCTCTATGCGCAGCACAGTAGGCCCTCCCCTTAACCCTTATTTCCTCTCGATGCGCAAGCCGATAGGCTTCATTGTAGGCCTTCCTTGCTTCTAACTTTCTCATTGGGCAATTTCCGGCTCTATCTTGGGTTCTTCAACCGTCGGCGTCGGGGGCGCCAGCGCCAGCTTGACCGACTCCGGCAACTCAAAGCCCCAAACTTTGTAAATTTCTGCCATCTTGAATATCTTCTCAACCTTCGGGATCGCATAGACATGGTAGAACATCTGGGCGTTCTCCACTTCCCACTCTTTCATCACCGTCTTTATCATCTTGAACTTGAGGCCGTACTTGGCGATGTTTCTTCCGATGAGGAAATCCTCTACGAGACGTATTGGGATGACACCGCGTTTCAGCTCATCGGCGGTCGGGAAAATCATGTCCTCGACCTCAGCCGGCGTCATGTCGTGGCATGGCTCCATCATTTCGATACACCAATCGGAACAGATGCAGCACCATGTGGCCGATCCGATATGCCGCCCATCCCGCATATAGAACCTATCCTTCTTGAACCTGAACGGAGAGAAGTCGGCCCCATTGTGAAGGCAAGTGTCCTTTGACACGATCTCCGTGAAGTCCGGCGTGTTGGGATGAATCAGAGCATCGCAGTCAAAGAAGATACTCCACTCATCCTCTCGCGCACGGGCCAAGTCATAGACCTGGAACTTCTCGTAGTTCGCGGGCCAACCTTCCGCCTCGAATTTTCTCTCTTTGATCTCGCAGAACTCGGCACCGCATTTCACGGCGTAGTGCTTTAGCAGCGGGTACGTCATGTCGGTGATTTCCCTGTAATCCTCGGGATTGAGGTTCAGGGTGTAGAGCGTTTTTTTGGGCTTAAACATTGATTATCCAGATACCTCCATATATGGAATGATTGTTATAGCCGAGTTCACTGAGTGCCGCCCTTACCGACCCCATCCCTTCATCATGGCCGCAAATGAGTCGCCGGCACTTGGGCTTCCAGGCCAGGATATCCGCGATGACCGCTTCCTTGATATGGCATCCGTCGATAAAAACCATGTCTACCGAATTGTCGGCAAAGAACTGGGCCGCCTCGATGCTCCCCATCCTCATCACCACGAGATTTCTGAAATGCCCCACATTTACCCAGAAGTCGATGAAGATATCATGGTCAAGTGCCTCTCTGTGCGCGCCGTCCAATTCATCCGGGTTGCCCTTGAAATGATCCACCGCAAACACCGGGCCGGGGCAACCGGAAAGGAGCGCATGGGTAGAGCGCCCCTTCCAGCTCCCTATTTCCACGATAGACCTCATTTCTTGTGCCCGTTCATGGAGCCAGCGCAAGGCATCGTCGTCCATCCAGCCCTGAATATTGGGCGTCTCATAGGCCATGCGGCCTCCTATTTATTCGCCGAACTCAAATCGATGACTATCGGCTTAACCGTCATCCGGTAGTGATGCCTCCCGCAAATCTTACACCGCATGGATTTAACCAGCGCGGTCGTCAAATCCGAGCAGGTTTCCAAAACCAAATTCTCGGGCACCTTGCAGCAATCTCCGTTATCACTCTCCATAACCTGCCTCAAGTGATCGAAAAGACGACTTTGTTGGCCGGGAAGTCCACGGTGAATGACTCGCCGTTGTTGCAGTTGATGGATGAACCATAATTCCACCAACCGATGAGCGCACAGTTGTTAGCGTTGGCGTCCGAGTTAGCGTTGAGCATAACGACATATTGGAACGGTCCGAAGTTTCCTCCGTTTGCCGTCCAGGTGACATCGTTATTGGCCGTCAGGGTAGCCGTACCCGTAGCGTTGGCCCAGTTTGCGAAAATCTCCGTCTGGTTATAGTTAGCAACTGGAGTCAGTGGAGCGCAATCACTCCTGATGAAGTCGGCCGTATTGCTCGGGGTCACGGCGGTGAGATAGATGTGAATCTTATCGGTGGATAGATTGTGCTTCTCCAGCCCCAAGTCATAGACGAAACAGTCAAACTTGTTATAGGCAGCCATTACCTTTTTCTCCTTTTTGTTTTTTGAATCGGAGCGACTTCCTTTATCTCCGGCGCCGTCTCCATGTCCTTGTCCTCGATGGCTATGCCCGCCCTGAGCAGGTCGAGCGCCAGGACTTCGGGTAGATCATATTTCTGGCCCGGTTTATAGAGATCGACGTGGATTCCGTCCGTGCTGGTCTGGAAAAATCTGACCATCCGAACCTTCATCGCTCCTCCTTGAAATCGGGCAGGGGAAGAAGCGCCCTGCCTCTTCCCCGTACCCTACTGTTCACTATCTAACCTGAATGGGTTTTCCTCTGATGATCGTGGCCGTAACGGGAAGCGAGACCGCCCCTGCCGTCGCCTGGAACTCAATCCGCACATACCGCTTTGTTCCGATGTAGGAACGGACGATAGTGCAGTTGGCGTTGGCGTTGGCGTCAATCAGATAGGTGTTGTTCCCGCCGACGAGGTCCGTGTCCGCAATCGCTGTGAACGTGGAATTGTCGGATGACTCAACGAACGCGATGGTAGCCTTATTCGAGGCACCGGCCAGCCCACCACTCGCCCCAACCTGGGCAATAAGCAGTGCCTGGCGGTAACCCAGGAGGTCAGTCCCGGTGCCCGATCCATCAACGTTCGAGGAGGTCATTGTCTGCGGCTTAGCAAGAGTGTTGGCCGCTGCCTCATGATAGAAGTCTAAAATTTGCGCCATTGTCTTTTCTCCTTACGCCGTCATCTTCATCTTGTAGATGGCTTCAGGCAGAACGACCTTCCCGCCGACCCGCTTACGCGCATGGAACCGGACAGCGCCGGCCAACGATGCCGAATAAGGATCGCGCATGATCTGGAAGCCCACGCGGTCAACGATCTGATAGCCGCGCCGGAAGTCTCCGAACAGAATTGGGAATGCGGCATTCGCCATAGCGGGCATGTCATAGGCTTCCAGGACCGGCACGCCGAGGATCGTCCATCGCGGAGTGTCGCCAAGGCGCTGGAGGAGGTAATCGTTCTGGTTGTTCTTGAGCTTGGCGCAATAGGCCATCGTCGCCCGCGCCATTAAGAAGCGAGCATCCGTGATGTAGCCGGATTTTGGCGCGAAGTAAAGGGTGAGAAGTCCGTCCGCTGTCACGTTATTCGCGTCGCCTCCGGCCGTGTTGGCGATATTGCCATCTGCCAAAATGCCGATCGGTTTGTAGGTCGCATTGCCGGAGATGAAAGCGTTGGCCTCAAGAACACCGAACCGGGTAGCAAGTTCATTCTGGAAGAACGATTCGAGGTCAACCGCCGAATCCTCAAGGAGCTGCTGCGTGATGTCGAGATAAACACGGGCTTCGTGAACCGGGATTCGTTCTACGCCGAACGTCACCTGGTTAGCCTCAGCTGCATTAGCCGTCTCACCCACCCAGTTGGCCGTTGCGTTAGCCGTCTGCGTCATAACCTGGTACGATTCGGTTCCGATTGTGATAACTGAGGCAATCTGGCGAACCGGGCTGGATTCGGTGATCTGCGTAAGAATACCGGCTGCGATAGTCGGGGGAGCCGTGACATACCCGCCGGCCGTGTCATCGCGGACGCGATAGGCGGTTTTCTCCTCCATCTCAAGGTCTTTTGATCCGATGCCCTTTCTGAGAAAGTCCATGAACGCCTTATGCTCGGGAGTCTTTTCCTTGGAATCGTAGCTCGGGGTCGCCATCTTCGTGACTTTGACTTCCAGCTGATCGAGTGCCTTCTGCACTTTCTCGATGGTCGGCTTAATCTCTTTGTCGATCAATTCTTTGTCGAGCTTCTTATCCTCCAGAACCTTCTGTTGATCCCGGATAGCGTTAATGCCTTTGGACAATTCGTCAGACAGGGTTTTGAGTGTTTCTTCGTTTGTCAATGTTTTTCTCCTGTCATATTGATTTGAGATCCCGTACTTTTTTTTCGAGGTCGAGATACCAGCGGTTAGCCGCTATGTCCTCGACTATCGGCGGCTCGGTCTCGGAAGTGGCATTTGTGACCGGCTTCGGAGCGTCGAGTGCCTTCTCGGATATGGGATCATAAATTTCCATTACTGGTTTTCCGCATTCGCTGCAGATGACCCTTACGGTCCTATCCTTCGATACGGTATTCAATGCGTCTTCTGTTGCCTTGATAGACTGAACTGTTGCTTGATCATTCATTGGGAAAAGGGTCAGGCTTCCCTCGTAGAGCTTTATTTCAGTTATCTCCCTCACGGATTCCCCGTCTATCTCTATTTGCTTAGAATTAATCGCTTCATATCCGATAGACAAGCCAACCTTGACCTTTCGCTCCTTGAGCGTCTTGACGGTCTCATAGGCATCCTTTCCACCGGGGAGATTAGTCAGAAAATCGGCTTCAATGAACAGGCCATGCTTATCCTGTCGTCCAGCGAATGTCCCCACTACGAGGTGTGGCTCATTGGCGGAGTGCGCCCAAAGAAGAGGGAAACTCTCGGTATCCTGGAGCGTCTGGGTAAACGAACCGGGACGAATGAGGTCTTTGCCCCGGTCCACGTTATTGAACGCGGATAGATAGCCTGTCATGTGGCCCTCATCGTTCAGCTCTTTTATTGCCATACGGAAGAATTTAGTTTCCATGTTAAACCTCATTAAAAACATCAGAAATTCTATTTTTAACTTTTTGTGATCCCTTCCCCTTCCCGTTTTCAATAAGATTAATCCAAGTTCGGCTGACTCCCACCCGAATGGCAAGCTGTCCCTGGCTAAGACCCCTTGTTTCTCTATCGCGCTGAAATTGGTTTTTTGGTTGATTCTTTTTTTGAGTACCACACAAAGGACAATATTCCATCTTCACAACTCCTTTACCTGGGGATAGAGGGTACAATGACAATTCACGATCTCCCCCGCCGTGCCCTTCGGGTCGCCGGGATAGGCCAAGTGTTCACCGCCGATAATGAAATCATCGTCAAGCGGAATCGGGTCGTCCGAATAATCCGCGTCAGCCTGAATGTGCGTCTCCCGTGAATGCTCAAGGAACGAGCACAGCCAGCCCTTGAGCTCGATAAACTCAGTCTCCCGGTAACCAGTTAATTCCCCGAAATTCTCTACCTTGGCCGCCTCCGTCATGGCTATGCGCCGTGCCCGCCAGCCCTCTATCTCCCCCATCTTGGCCTGAACGTGCTTGGCCAATTCTGATACGGTCCAACTCTCTGTCTCAGCCTGTTCAAGCAAATCCAGCACATCCTCCATCGTTGTCTCGGCAATCTTGGTGCCGCTCTCAACGACCATCTTCCGCAACTTGGCCTCGAACTCGGGTTTGAATACCCACGCCTTCTCCTCACCATCCGATATCTCGCCCTTGCCGGCAGCCATGCCACTCCTCACGGCCTTAGTGAACGAGTCGATGTACCAGCGGATAGCAGAGTCGACAAAGAACCCCGCTTCCTTTTCCTTGTCCAAGATGAGCCATCGGTCCAGCATATTGAGACTCGGCGCCTTCTTCACTTGCTTCGCTATGCGTTCGGCCTGTTCATGTAGATGTTGAGCAGCGATTTTCTTTATCCCCGCCTCCCTGGACTGGACACGGAGGGCAAAGGCGTTCCACTTGGCCTCTTTGCGCTCTGCCTTCTGCCAGAACCCGCCCTTAATCGCGCCAGGATGCGCCAGGGCGGTCTTTTGTGCTATAACTGGTAGGATGATAGCCTTCTTGGGTTCCGGCTCCTCTACGGGCAATTTCTCATCGGGTTTAGGTTTGACTGGCTCCTTGCCCGCCTCCCCGGAGAACGTCGGAGGCGCAGGGGGTTGATCGACCTCATCCCCGCCTTCTATTGTCTCGTAATTTAGGGCCTCACGTGCCTCATTGAGTGTAATGACCCGGTTTTTTTGTTTGGCATCACCGACCCTCCCCCATAGAAGGTCCAAATCCTCGGACAATGCCTCAACCCCCGAGGTGTCATAGTCGAGGAAGTATTTACCCGATGCGTCAAACTTCGGGAATAGTTCCCGGTTGAAGGCCGCCTTGAACACGCCGAGGAGCGGGAGCGCCGCTTCCTGATAAAGCGCCTTCCGCGCCTCTTTTATATTCGAGTACGTCTTGTTCTCTGAATCACCGAATAACTCAGGCGCAACCTTATAGGCCGCGCATATCTCGCGCATGATCTTTTTGGACGATTGGAGGAAATTCAATTCCTTGGGCGTGATGGAAAATGATTTCCAGTCCCAATCGCCTTCGAGGATCAACGGTGTACCCGCATTTTCATACCCCGAGTATTCATCCTTGAGGCTTTTCTTGAGCACTTCACGTTGATCGGGCGTCAATGCCTGCTTGAGCATGAGCGCCCCACTCGGCCTGCACTCGTTCTCCAATAGACTGAGCGTCCACAGTTCCCCGAGATGGGCCATGTCTATCTTGCGGGCCAGGACCTGCACGGGCGAGAGGCCGTATAGCGGGTCCTCGGGGTTGAACGCCTTAACGTGGATAATCTCATCCTCGGCAAATTTGAACATCTGCCCCGCAACCCGGTACTCATAGTCAATCGTCTTGCGAAGCTTGTCCGGCTTAATCGTGACGTATTGCGAAGGCAAGACTTCGACCTCGCCATATTTACCCTGGGAACCGATAAGCTTATGGATATAGGCATTGCCGGACGTGAGATAGAATCCGAACGCCCGCGTCAAAAAGATATTCCAGTCCATCCCCGGCCCGGGCTTGTCCATGAAGTCAAGGAATGGATGATTGTCAACCTCCTCCATCTCCCCGTCGGCCGTATCCCGATACACATACCAGGGCACACTGAGCGCTGCCTGGGTGATAAGGTTGATGCAGGAATAGACCGTATCGTTGAGCTTATACCCGGCGACGTAATTCTTGAGCCGTTGATTCCCGGCCGTTGATGCGCCGATAAAGTAAATGCCGGACTGGTATTGCACAAGCGAATCGGATACGGCCTTCTTCTCTATCTTTTTACCAAAGGGCCATTTCATCTTACCCTCCAGATCATCGGCATCGGCTGACTACAATGCGTGAATATTCCGTATCGAATGGCATCCATGGCGTGATTCTTAAAAGCAACGGGTTCGGGCAGATCATTATCCAGCTTGTCCTTTTTCCAGCGATATGATCCTTGCTCTGAGACGATGTTCATTGATCCCTGCACGACATGAATCTTTTGCGCCTTGAGGTAGTCAATCCCGGCGCGTACTGAGTCCGGCCCCTTGAGCGCTTCCCTGGCATTTATCCCGGCCTCATAGAGCTCTTGAATGGACTTCGGCTCGGCAGAATCCCAATAGGAGATATCGTTGGACGTGGTTCTCGAATCAGCCTTTATCTCAGCTGCAAGCGCCTGATTCGTCAACCCCGTTTTGTAGATTATCTCCTCAAGCCAGAACTCGTTGGCCTTGCGGTAGATTTTGATAAGCGCGGCAGGATCGACGCTGTACCCGAAGTCTCCGCCGTAGAACACTTCATCAAATCGGATATCCGGCAGCGGTTGCACATCCCAATTGAAGATGCGCCCCGTCGGGAGCGCCCAGAGGCCAAGGCGATAGATTTTGTGGGCAGTAGTGTCATTTAGGCGATCCAGAATTTGAACGTATTTATCCCGCATCTCTTTGATGGGGTTATGCTCAACCGTCGAGACATCAACAAAACTATCGGGATGCTTCACGTCAAAGAAATCAGCCTTGATCCATGCCCCGAGTGCCTCGTCCGGGTTGAATGAGGCCATGATCTGTTGATATAGGCCCGTCTCTTCTCGCAACCGGAGGTCAACCTGCATAAAATCCTGGCGAGTGAACTCCGTCAACTCCTCCATCCAGATAGAGGTTATGCCCTTGATGGATTTTACCTTCTCGGGGTCGTCCAAGCCGTCAAATAGAATTTCGTTTGTTCGACCTGCAGGGTTAATAAAAGTGATGACGCGCTCGGATTTGTTGTAGTTGTGGACGATGTTGTTATTGGCCAGGATTTGTCGGATGACCTCAACGCAAGACTCCTCAACCGTCTTGCGGATTTTGCGAAGCACCAAGAACCGATGCCCGCCCTCTGTCATACAACGATAGAATATTTTTCGTCCGGCAAATTCAGACTTCCCCGATCCCGCCCCGCCGCATAGAATGAGATACCGTTCCTTGCGGTCAAGGAGGGGGAAAAAGTGATCAGATACCAGAATATCCATTTCCATTTTTATCTTCCAGTTGAACCACCCTGATAGTCATGGCTACTTTCGTTGATCCCGAATGCTCCGTATTTACATCCATCGGCAGCAAACGCGGATAAACATTGGAGTAGAAATCCTCTTTGGCTTTAGGATGCTTTTCCAGAAAGGCGATATGTCCCTTTACGGAACCCATGCCATCATAGACGGCGTTGATATTATCTTTAGCCCGACGAGTTAACTTATTTCGACAACCCTTTTCCCGGCCGGGGTTGCCCGACTTGAAAAGCGTATTCTCGCCGTTCTTTACGGATTTCATCCTTCCACCGTCACTTTTACTTCCTCATAAATTAGCAAAGTGTTCTTGCTTATATAAATAGGCCATTTGGGTTTCAAGCCATTGATGATATTTCATGTCACAAATCAATAAATTCTTATTCCGATTGTCTGCCTTATTACCGTTGATGTGATGAACAACCTCATTTCGTTTTAATGGTCTTCCCAGTATTTTTTCCGCAATGAGACGGTGTTCTAATATGTATTTTGCCGGTTTATCGGAAGGACAACCAGGATGAATAACGGACGTATATCCAAAATGGTTTGTTTTCAATCCGCCCCGCCAAGCATGATGATTTTCGCGCATGACGCCGGGGTGTGGTTTACTGCATTTTTCTCGAAATTCATCAGGCATTTTTTTCCCCTTATTCCAACTGATTTGCCCGATATGAGCCAAACTAAGTTTCTCGCAATGTTCAGCAGAAAGAATCTTCCCCCGATGTGCTTTAGATAATTTTTCCCGGTGTTCCGGTGATTTAGTTTTTCCTCTTAAGGATTGACTTATTTTTAATTTCATTTCTTCTGGCATCTTTTTGCCGCTAAGCCAATTTCCCTTACGTCCCTTTAAGGCTTGGCTAATATGTTCTCTGTGTTCCTTGGTTAATACTTTCATTCTGTGTCCTGCATGGTAATTTTGATTTCCGAATCAGTTTTGACCAATTTCGCCAAATCGCCAATGAGCATATCGTCGGGCAGGTTGAATTCGATCACGAGCTTTCCACCTTTATCTCCCGTAGCCAGAATGCGGGACTGCACCTGTTTAATCTGGCCCTGGAATTTGACCTTCACTTCTTCCCCCCGATCCACTTCTTGAACCTGGCCCACCGTCCCCGCAACGTCCGGGCCATGAACGTATCGTAGAAAAGCTCCTGGGCCTTCTGAATCTCATCCATACCCTTGGCAAGCCGGACGATGCTCTCATTGACCGCCTTGCCGATACGCAGCGATAATTCTTCAACCCGTTCTACGCGATCATTCTTGAGTGAATATTTCAGGCGTTTAGTCATCCAAGAGTCTCCAACTTTTGGAATATTTTCTGATGGTCTTCCCTGTTTTCCCTTATGAATGTGTCGATCGATTTTTCTCTATTCTTCTCGTTCGTCTCGACGATGGTCAGTCGATTCGCATGATCTCCACACATCTTTTTGTTTTCGCCGTTCGGCCTTTTGCTCCCGTTCTTACCCCTCCAGATAATGAGCCAGGTCGCCGCATTGGAGACCGCCGCCATCCCTACCGCTGCCCAGGTTATCGGCTCTGACATCACTTCTTCTCCAGCTCCCTTATCCGCGCTTCGAGCACCTGGATCCGGGCCAGGGCTTCTCCATAAGCCAGGATGAAGCCCGCCTTGACCTCCCAATTGCCATTGGGAAGTTTCTGCACCACGACCTCCTCGACCGGTACGTAGACCTTGGCCGGCTTCTTAAAGAGACTGCAATTCGCTGAGAATGCGATTGACAGAATCAGAATCGCCAGACTCAAGCGCTTTAAGCAGTTCACTTCTCTTTTTCTCCCATGCCTTCTCAAGCTCTTCGATCTTGTCCTTTTTCAGGGCTTTCAATCCTTCGAGGATGAGCTGGAGGATGAGGGCTAATTCGGCGGGCATCTTCTCTACCAGCCCCGGCGAATAGAATTTCCAAACCCGATCACCGAATTCCATGTCATCTCATTTATCCCATTTCGATAGCTTCCACTCGGTCCGGTCAAACTCGCCATGTTGGGGATGAACCATCCAGCTCACTTGCTGAGGAGCGGCTTGACGTCCCTCTTGATGGTCATGGGCATCGGTTCCGCTGACGCTTCCTCCAACCCAAAAATATTGCGTTGTCATAGGCGCGTGCCAATGACCAAGAATCACCTTGTGAAATTTCGTGAAATCTGGGGCATTCATGCGCTTCATGGCTTCGCGTGCAACCTTTCGCTCAATCCCATAGAACGGAAAGCCCATCCAGCCCGAAACCTCATGGCCATGACAAATGAGATAATTTCTCCCGTTGACAACAACAACCTTCTGGGGCTGCGCCCAGATATTGACGGCTACATTTTTATGCGCCGATAAAAGCATCCTGGAAATATTCGCCACTACATACATCCAGTTATTGATCCCGCCCTCTTTCGATTGGGGCTTCTTGGTCATTCGCCCATGGTTATCAAGCGTGATGATATCGATAATGACGCGTTCAAAATGCGGGGCCATCGTCGATACTTGATATGCAAGAATCTCCCCGGCCTCGACCGCTTGTTGCGGGGCGGGGAAAGCATTTGTTACGCGGAAGTCTTGGATGTCTCCCGAGATCAAATCTCCCGTGACAAGGAATCTCGCTTCCGGAATCGAGTAGACGGTTCGATGAAGCTCCGTCCAATCCATGATATCTTGAACAAATCCGAATTGGCGGAGCCGGGATAGTTCTGGAGAGAAAATCCCGAAACCTTCAATTTCATCCTGGGCCTGAACCGCGCCATGATGGGCGTCGGTAACATGAAGGACAACGGCGACATCCCGGTCAACGCGCTTTGTCTTAGGCGGTTTATAAATCGGAGCTTGTGGTTTGATGGCGGGGATCGCGGCCAGGACTTCGGCCATAAGCTGATCGAGTTGCCCATGCTCTTTTTTGTATTCCTTGTAAGCGGAGGAAATTTGATCTCGTTCGGCCTGGAGGGCAAGAAGGCGTTCGGGTGGTCGAAGGGCTTCTTTGACTTCGGAAAGATCAATCAGTTTTTCTGTCATAAATCCCTAATCCTTTGGGCCGCCTCTATCGTCTCGCGGCCAGCCCAGTACCATTTCGCCTCCCCCTCATCGAGTTTGAGCCGGATCCTAAGCGGCCTGAATTCCGCCTCATTATTTTCGACCGTACGCCGGAAACGATTCTTGTCCGTCCCCGCCGCCCGCTGGCAAAGTTCAACCTCGGAGAGAAGTTTTCCTTTGGGGACAAGGGCGAGCTCTCGCAGGATGGCGGCCCGGATATCGTATCGTTGGAGAACCTTGTCGAGTGAGATGAGGCCGGATTCAATAGCCGAGGCTGGGCTTGCCGTCGGCACAATGGGAATATCCATGCGGGCCGTCAACGGTTTTCCCTCTCGGAAAGCAACAATGTTTCTGCTTTGAGTACCGATGGAATTGGCAATCCGAACATTGTCCCAGTCGGGATGACGTTCGATGCAGCCCTTGATTTTTTCCTCAAGCGAAATGGCTATCATTCATCCTCCGCCTGAAAGTGAAAAATGTCACCCGCCGGAGATTTGAAGTTTCCTCCCCAACGACCCCCAACTGCTTCCCATATCTCGCCCAGGCGGTCATATTCCGGCGTGCGTATCCATTGGTCGGCACCGTCCTTAATTATGAGAATGTCCACGGCAATCCAATCCTGATGTCGGGACCGGACGAGCGTTCCGTCGCAGTTGGTGATGATCTTCCCTGGCCTGGTCCGTCCCTGCTGATAGAGAAAATTCTGATCCGCCGGAGAGCGGTAGAATGTCCAGACGATGAACTCGATCCCTTCAAGCGTCGCCTTTTGGATGAGAAGGGCGAGGAGCTGGAGAAACCGGCACCTTTTCGCGGTGTTCGTCACAAAGCCGCCTCGCCCGTATAGAGGGATAGTCCACTCATGCTAAGGCATGAAGAACAGACTTAGGCGATATGGTCAAGTCCGGCGGGGATGGGAAACTTTATATTTAAGGGGAAAACTATTTTTCGGGCCGTTGAAGGGAAGTTGATTGTACCCGTATTTTTTCCTTCAGACAATCCTCGTGATAAAAGAATCCGTTGCTATGGACTTTGGCCGGGCGGGGCATTGCCTTGACTATCAATTCATACTTCTCCGCATCCCATGTCAGACCCGCAATCTGACCGCCGCACCATCGGCAAATAATTATTTGGTACTTTTTTTTGACAAGGGACAATGGCGGAAAGGTGGATTTAGTTCTTCCAAAAATTAATCTTGGTTCAATATCAAAGATAGAAGCAATCTTAATTTGATGTTTCTTTTGGGGGAACCGTTTCCCGGAATCGATATAACTAATTGTCGTCTTGCTAAGTCCGCTCCTCTGAGCGACCTCCGCCTGGGTCAGCCCGGCACGGCACCTAAACCAACGAAGGTTGTTAACGATCCTCTCCTTCCTCTCCTTGCGGGTCATCTATCAAAAGTAATCTCCTGCCCGAGTCTTGGTCCGGGCCGCAAACAAGAACAAGATTTTCTGAGACAGTTCAGCGTCCGGCCCAGGGTTTCTTTTTGGGCGCTTCTTCAGGGAGAAATAAGAGTTAGGATTAATCCACAGCAGACCAGCCGGATCATCAACCTCTCTTGGCTGAATAATACCCTCTGGACAGACATAGTAAAACAAGTGACAATATTTCAAATAGCGCTCGCATTTTCTAAGCGCCGGATGGACTTCACCAAACCAATATCCCCCTCTCTCAACTTCCCTTTTTTCTCGCAGAAAATCAGAATGAGAAACCTTGATCTCAAATCCCTTGAATATCCGCCGATGTGGGGCAATCATAAAAACATCGAATATCGGGCTGCCGGGCGAAAACTCAAAAAGGCCGACCTCATTAAAGCGACCTTGGTAATGCTTGCGGAATACGTTTTTAATATCAGCGGCAGTCATTAGAAAAGGCCTCTCCTGCGGGGAGCGAGCAGTTCGAGCCGCCCGCCCCCCTTGCTGCGCCTTTACTTCGTGGCCTGGTAAGTAATCTGTGCGCCGGAAAAAACGCTTGTCGCGATGACCAATAAACAAGTCCAGCTGAATTGATGAACGATCACCAAATAAGCTGCCGAGGCCACCGCACACAATACGGCCGAAAGCGCCAGGGCCGTAATGCCCGCCAGATTCAGCCACCCTTTCACAAGCGCAATCAGGCCGCGCAATGTGACACCGCCGATCGAGAATGTCAGAATGATCTCGA